CTCGTTAAGTTTTCTTTGTTTGCTAATCCTATTTGAAGCATTCTTTCATACTCCTTAGCCCCTAAGTCATAACCTGCCTTAAGGTCTTTAATGTCAGATACAGCTTGTCTAATTTCACCTAGTTTGTCATAATCTAATTTGCCATTAGCAAGTATTGCTTTGCTTGCATTACCTAATAGGGTATTAGCCTTTGCAGTAATGCTTTTTTGTCCATATATATTAAGGTCTTTTTTAAGTCCCTCTATATTTGCAAAAGTATTCTCAGCAAGATTATAATCTCTTTGCTGTTGCTGAATTACTTGGGCAAAAACATTTCCTATTGCAGAACCTGTCTGTTGGAAGTCTTGCCTAATACTTTCTGCTGGGTTATAAACGAATCCTGCCATTTTATAATTTATAAGTAATCTATTGTCCTAAAGGATTAAATTGTCCGCTTGTAAAATATGAACCTAGCTTATTCATTGTGCCTTGTTTTACTTGAGCACCTCCGCCTCCATAAATCTTCATAAGCATATCCATATTAGCAGTTTGATTTTTCATTTGCATTAAACCTCCTCCTATTCCTGATGCTAAACCTCCAATACCTGACCAAATTGCACCTTGAGCTTCTTGTAGTGCAGCTGCCTTAGCTTGCTCTGATTCAAATAAATTTTGATTAAGATTCATTTGCCCTTCAAGTTTATTCTGAGTAACATCCATAATACCTGCTTGCTTAGCTGCTAAAGATTGAAACTCTAATCCTCTTTCTCTTGCAGATGCAGCTGCTGTTTGACCTAACGCAGCAAATTGTTGCTGTTGCGCCTGATTTTGAGCAATCATTTGCTCTTGAGCAGAACGTGCGCTAATTGCATTCTGTGCTTGATTTTCTCCTTGTTGTGATAATAAAGCAGCAGTCATAATATCTGTTCCGCTACCTGCTCCTCTTGTTGCAGCAGCTAATACGTTAGCAGATGTTTGTGCTGCTTGGTCTCTAGCAATTTGCTCTCCAGCTCCACGAGACATACCCGATGCCATTCGCTTTGCTAAATCAGCTTGTTGTTCTACTTTCTGAAAACGAGAAATATCTCCTTGGTATGTTGGAGCGCTTTTTGCTTGAGATAGCAAATCTCCATAACCTGCCTCAAAAGCACTTCTTTGCTCTCCAGCATAACTACGCTGAGCATCTAATTGCCTTTGTGCTTCTTTTTTTTTGCCAACGGCTGAAATGATATTGGCACCTGCCTGTACTGCTCCTCCTATGATTCCTGCTAACATATTCTATATTATTATGAGTGTCCTGATACTGCTTGTACTTCTATATCTAAGGAGTTCAATCTCATATTCTGAGTTTTATCCTTTAAAGATACAACAAAATTATTTAGATAGCCAATTATGTAGTTACCTGATATTAATCCACCTGTCGATGAGCTATCTCTTAAGATATGCGCATACAATCTATTATCTTCTGCAATGAAGTTTGTTTCGTTTATTGCGCTTGCTTGACCATTCTCATTAGATATAGCAATTGACAATAAAGATGCTTTAACTCCGTTATCTTGAGAGTAGTCCATAACGTTCATATCGTGCGTTACAGACACGTTCAGCGGCATAATAGGTAATCTACTGTTAAGGGTAAAAGTAATCGTAGAATCAACAGCAGTCTCTGCGTTTAAGAATAAGTTAAATCCTGACTGCAATGACTTATAGACAACTCCACTCTTAAACAATACCATCTTGTCACCGTAGCTTTCAGCAAAGTCTGATTTGAAAGAGTATGTCGATACCCATCTTTTTAACGTATCAGAGTATCCTAAAGAAGTTGTTTCGTTTCCAATAGATACAAAACACATATTATAGAATGGGTCAAAAGCAAACTTGGCATTACCTGACTTCGTTAAAAATTCAGAACGCATATAGGTGTCACTTACTAACTCGATACCTTGGTCATTATATTTAATGACTTTCTTGTTATAGTTATCCCACCACCAAACATTTCCTTTATAATTAAATACGGATTGTTTTTCTTGTAATCCGTAATTAAATCCAAGGTTACGGATTGTGCCTATTACATTAGATGAAATAGATAATATACTCTGATTGTTACTCTGTGTTAATTCTTGTTCTCCTAGCAGCACATATGCTGCCTCATTTTGACATAACGCAAGTAACATATTACCGCTACCTTGTAAACGGGAAACTCTTTGCAATGATGTAATCTCTCCATTTTCTACAGGAACGTCATCGCTATCTAAAGCAAAGAATGAGCTAAGGTTATTAATCTTAGTTCCTGCTACATAATTACCTCCGTAGCGGATTGTATTCTTGCGTCCTGTTGGATTAAGATTCTTAGATATAAGCACAGTTGGTTTGCCTGCAGATGTATTCCAGAAAGGATTAGAAGTAGCTGTCGACGATGCGCGAATAACAAGATTACTTGTAGTTCCTGATATAATAGAACTTGCATTATAAGTTGTTTCGACTTTAGGCAATATTCTATCTCCATTTAATGTAAACAATATTCCTGTCGCAGCAGACGGTTTTGTATCAATAGTAACTGAACCAGAAACAAAGTCTGTTCCAGCTCCAACTAATGTAAGCGTTACGTCTACATAAAATTTATCATTTGCACTAATATCACCATTTGAAGACAAAGCAATATCCCTAGTAACCTCTATGTCAAAAGTTCCAGATGAAGTTGTTCCGCTTCCTGTATGAGTATAAGTGTAGTCAGATGTTGCTAAAAAGTTTTGTAATGAACCATAAACCACCGCAGAACCATAAGTGTTTGTGCTATTATTGTATGGGATACGATAAACTTGCCCTTTTAAGCTCCAAGTTATAGTTGGCTGATTTGAAGAACCAAATGTTTTTGTTACAGACATACTGGCTCTAAGGGTCGTTATTAAAGATAGTTTATTCCCTGCGTCTTGGTCTGCCGCATCATAAAAACCAGAAAGTGCAATATAAGATTCTGGTGTTACTTCAATATTATTTACATCTAATATCCTAGCTCCATCTCCATTTGCATCTGATACAAAAGATGTATAAGTAGTCTTACTTGTTATAGGAGACGGAGTTAATGTAGTAGATGTGCTGGCAAATCTATTAAGATAAATAGAACTGTTAACAGAAGTTACAACATCTTCTGTTATTTGCTTAGGAGAAGATTTTGTTGTACTATAAATAAATGGAGCTGATGAATATACAGGCAAACTAATCTTAGAGAAGACCATATCTCCAATAAGCTTATCTGTATTTAAAGTACCTGCACCAGAAATGTCTTTATTAGTAGATGCCGTCCAATTTGCTCCAGTAGAAGTTATATCTATTAAATTGCCGTATTCATAGAATAATAATGATTCATCCTCTGGAACTTGCTTAGGCGTATAAATCTCAAAGTAAAGATTCTTAGCATTAGGTATGACAGAGTTAGTCATTGTACCCTTATCATATTTGCAATACAAGAAGTTATCGCTTTGGCTATCTATCTTAAAATCAAATAATCCATTAGGTGTATTTATAGCAATTCTATCGTCTGCTGAGAAATTATATATATAGCCTGCTCTAAACATACCCATTAAATCAACTACTAAAAACTTGACGTTTTTTAGTTGGTCTGATGTAACAGATTGAGAAACAATAGTTATTTCTGTAACTGCTTTAGTCGTAGGGTTTGTTTCAAGAGACGTTAATTCAAAAAAGATATTGCTTGCAAAACCTTCATAAATATATGACTTAGATATATTCTTGGTATATACTAATTGTGCATACTTTGCCCAGCTAGGTTTTGCCCAGCCTGCATTCAATCCAACCCTAACTGTAGGTAAGATTGGGTAAGCAAATTTTCCTGTCTTAAACTTAACATACTTTTCAACTCCACGCGTCTTCATAGCTTCGTCATAGTAAGCTAATCCAATACCATATGTTGAATCATTAGCAAATGGCTTGTAATATGCAGTAGAAGTAGATTCTCTGCTACTAATGCCTGCCTCAGCTAAATTGCTAGAAGTTAAATATGTGCCGTAAGTTCCTGATGTTGTAGAAGGTCGGTAGTCACTTGGTGGGTCAGTTATTAACTCAGATATTGTAAAGTCTAGGTTAGCCGAAGAAACATCATAATCATCAACAATATTGGCTAAGAAAACTCTGTTCTTAGCAATCTCAATATTTTTAGCGCTTATAGGTACAGAATCAAATGGCTTAGCAGTTGTTACAGTATCTAAGCTTTCATATATCTGTCCTGTCCAGCTTAATCCTGTGTCAGTACCAATCTTAGCTGTATCAATGCGTCTCCAAATACCAGCATTGCCTATTCTGGCGTATAACTCAAAGTATTCTGCATTAGCAGGCGCTCCTGTAAATGAATAAGTAAAAGTATAACTACTAACTCCGTCAGCACCTTTATACATTTGAGAGTATGAGCCTAAAACGGAATATTCTCCTGAGCGATATTGGTATCTGCCTGCAAATTGAAAATCTCTATTCTCTAAGAACTCTAATCCTGAATCAGCTGCACCTTGATTCTTCTCTACAGTAAATACATTATTAGGAGTTCGCTTAGCTAATTTTAAATCTTCTATAGCAGGAGTTACCGCAGTAGACCATCCATCTAAAGAAAACAATAAAGGAGTTCCTATTGCGTGATAATTCCAAACAATATTACTATCTAATACTTTTAAGTCAGGAGCAAAGTCTGTAGATACACTATGAGTGTAACTAAGAATAAGGGATTTAGAATCTAATGTTGTAGGTATTCTATAAATATATGCTGTAGTTGAATCTTTCGTCAACACATATATTTGATTATCTGCTGCTTGAAAAGTTACTTTAACAGTATGAGTTGAAAAGTTAATTCCAGCCGCAGTAATCGACTCAAGCATCTTTATTGCTCCAGCTCCTCCTGTTTTACCTGAATCAAAGATTATATTAGTTGCTGCCGTGTAATCGCCTTCAGGCAATAAATTCGGGTCAACATCTTTATTTAATCCGCCTGTAGCTTTTAAAGATACTTTAGCCATTATGTTAATTAGTTTTTAAGTGCGCCGTTGATACCATTTCTAATGAGTGCAATTATTTCTGCGTAATCCATTGCATTCATTCTAGCTCTAAAAATTCTACGAGCGTTAAGGTAATCTTGTTGCGCTAATTGATACTCTCCTAATCTTGCTTTCTCGGCTTTTGCTGCCATCATTACAATGTACTTACTTATTACGTCATTAGCGTATGGCGTTACAACGTTAGCTGTAGAGCGGGAAACTCCTGTAGTAATGTAAGTTAATGTAACTTCAATCAAGTCCATTGTGTTGCTGAACACTAGTTCCGAATTAACAGTGTCAATATCATAGGTCATTAAAGGATTTCTTTGACGACCATAGAAGCGACCAATTAACTCACCTCTGGAGTTCATAGTCGCACCACCGCTAATTAAGTTATAATTAAATTCAGCATCATAATTAACTGATTGCTCTGCTGGATAAGGAATCTTATTACCTTCGGAATCACGATTATATAGTTTATTTAAGTTATGAACTCGCTCTAATGGAAGAAGTTTCTCACCGTACTTTCCAGATACAGCCACAACATCAACAAAGTCAGCAGGAAGAATGGCGCGACGATAGTCAGTAACACTAAGAACAACAGTCTTAACGTTGCCCATATCAAAGTCCATAGAGAGTTCATCTAAGCATCGCAGTCCGTGGTGTAAGTATCTAGTATAATAATGCAAAGGTAAGCCGCTATCTAATAGCGTGTCTCTTACAATAACATCTAAACTCTTAGTCTTCATTATTATTGTTGTTTACTAGCAAGTTCTGCTTGTGATACTCGCCCGTTACTAATTGTCTGCAAAACATCGTCAATAATCGCAGATTCTACTTCTGGAGAAATAGGTAAAACATCATTATCTCCAATTTGACTAAAGTCCATAACTAATAAATTAACTACAACAGACGTAACGGTTCCGTTAGCTGTTAGCGTAATATTTTTAGTAAAGTAAACTCTTTTACCTTGTAAGTAATATCCAATCTTACCTTCTAAATAACTCAAATTAGCTCCTTGGAAGACAAGAACATCTTGAGCAGGAATAGGAATGTAAGGAGTCATTGCTCCAGTAGCTGCTGCAATAGACCAAATACCCATATCCATAGGCAATGTTAATGGAATTGCAGGTAATGTAATGTAAGAACGATTATTCCCTGCATCAGCTGTTACAGCACAAGTGTACTCAAGTAAGTTGCACTTAGGGACATCTACTAAACCTGCCTTAAATGAATCTGCTACCTGTAGTTTAAGAACCTTATTGATGCTTTGATTCATAAGAAGATTAATCTCTCTTGTATCAATTACATCTGACAAGTTCTCTTTATCTATAAAACGAGCATATATTCTTTGAATTTGCTCGGATAATATATTTTTCGTGGTCATAATTATTGTTGGTCAGAGCGTTGGTTGTTATCTCTCATTGCTTCAGTAGACGCTACATCTCCATCTCTAAGTGAAACTCCTAGATACATTAATGCTCTAGTCATAATATCTGTAAAGTATCTGTCGTCTATATCAATGTCAACGCTTCCAGTTGGATTGTAGGTAATGTTTCCTGAGCTAGTCGTAAATGCGAAAACAGCCTTTGCTGGCTTTCTCATATATACTAATGTGTAATCATAAGTAACACCACTTGCAGGCACAGGGGCAAATTGAATCTTTGGTACATTAACAGATGATTCTTCTGCTACATAAATAGTTGCAGCAGGCTCATCTGTTGTAGGAAACAATATCTTACTATTTTGAACCTCTAAGAATTCATCCCAATTAAAGATGCTGCCTTCTTTTGTATTACCACTTATAGTCAAATAAATAGTCAATGCCTCTACATAATCTGTAGTAGACAAGCTTTGAGTTGCAGTAGAGGAAGTCACAGAGAAAGACTTTCTCTTAATTAATAAATGGTCAAAAGGGAATTTGCCTGATTTCTTATACTTATATACAGTAGAATTTATCCAGTCAGATACACTACGATTAATCGCAATATCAATATCCCCTGGACTAACAAAACCGCTTTTATTCTTCTTTATAATGGAGCGGACAAAGTCGTGCGCATCTTTAATAAGTATTGGCATTATCCTATAATGTTATATTTATCCAAAGTTATGAAATTTTATCTATAAAAGACAATGCCCTGGCTCATAGAACCAAGGCATTAGATAAACAACCTATA